CGAGACTTAACAACAAAATTGACATCGACTTACATGGCGACGGTACAGGTAACGCAGGTAAAAACTTAGTTGGTTTAGCGGCTATGATTAGCACTTCACCAAGCACAGGTACTTACGGCGGTATTGACCGCGCTACTTGGACTTTCTGGCGCAACGGCGCGTACACATCAACTGGTTTGGCAGGTGTCGCAGCGACTGCGGCTAACATTCAAAACAGCATGAATACTGTTGCGTTGTCTGTTGTTCGTGGGACTGACCACGTTGATTTAATTTACGCTGGCTCAACAGCTTATTCGCTTTACTTAGCGTCTTTGCAAGCAATCCAACGTATTACTGACGATAGACTAGGCGCGGCAGGTTTCTCTGCGTTGAAATTCTACGGCGGCGCTGGCTCTGCTGACGTTGTACTTGGTGGCGGTATTGGTGGTAACCAAACTGCAACTCGTATGGACTTTATTAACACAAAATATGTGTACTTCCGTCCTCACAAAGACCGTAATTTCGTGCCAATCGGCGGCGACCGTCAAGCAGTTAACCAAGACGCGATTGTTCGCTTAATGGGCTTCTCTGGCGCGTTAACCTGTTCTGGTGCGCAATTCAACGCAACATTCAGCACAACCTAGGAGGCACTCATGGCTTATAACATTACAACCCCTTTAGCGGGTTTTCAAGGTATCGCCATTACTGATACCACTCAAAACCACGCATTAGGTACTATCGTAACTGCGGTAGACCCAACATACGGCGCAGGTGAATTCATTTATTTGAAAGGTGTTGCATCAACTGTTGTTGGCTCATTAGTTGATTATGACTCTTACTTAGCAACAACCACTTTGGCGCCTGCTACTGGCGGCGTTGGTCAAGTTGCTGTAGCAATGTCAGCTAACGTAGCGTCACAATACGGCTGGTATCAGATTCAAGGTATCGCGGCGGTTAAAGCGCCTAACGCGATGACTGTTGGCGCTGACGTATTTATGTTAGCAGCTACGCCCGGCAGCGTTGATGACGCTCAAGTAAACGGTGAGCAAATCTTAAATGCTAAAGTATCTACCACAACAGGTACACCTAGCTCAGGATTGGCGTTGATTCAAATCAACCGTCCATTCCACCAAGGTCAAGTAGTATAATTTTTAAGGCGGTAAGCTAGACGGCTTACCGCCAACTTTTTAGGATTAAATATGAGCGAACAAATTTCTTACGTCGGCGACACCGGCGGCGATGCTTACTTAGACGTTTCTTTCTACATTGGAACGCACGATGGGCAAGAATACGACTTTATCCGAATCAATGTACCCGGCGACAAATCGCTCGCGATTGACACAATTGCCGATGATAATCACAAAGCCCGTTTTTCACGCCAGTGGAACGCATATAAAGGCTTAAAAGATATTAAAGGTACGCCAATGGAGGAATGGCCAGAGATTTCTGAGTCACTACGCATTGAGCTAGCCTACCAAGGTTTTAGATATATTGAGCAAGTTGCTGGCGCGCCTGACAGTGCGTTCCTTCGCATTATGGGTGGCACACAACTTCGCAATAAAGCACAAGCCTTTTTAAATCGTGGTAAAATAGACGCTGATGAGCTAATTAAAGCTCAAACTGACCAAATTGCAGAGCTTCAAGCGCAAATGAAAATTTTGATGGACGCACAACCACCTGAAGTCAAAAGAGTTAGAACCGTTAAGGAATAAAACGCATGGCAAACCTACTTACAAATGTTCAAGATGTCTGTTTAGAAATAGGTTTGCCTGTTCCCACGCAAGTGGCGACGTCAACAGACCCTCAAGTGCTTCAAATTCAAGCGTTGATGAACCGTACAGGCGACACGCTATCTACTGAGCGTGATTGGCAAGCCCTAGCGGCAGAATACCGTTTTGAAACTGTTTACTATCAATATACGGGCGATGTCACTGAAGGCTCGACAACTATCACTAATTTGTCGTCAGTAACAGGGTTATCAACTGATTTTATGGCTATTGGCGAGGGGTTGTCACAAGACACTTTTGTCACTTTTGTTGGTACAACAACGGCTACAACTTCTATTCCTGCTACTGCCACTGCAACAGGGATTACCATTACGTTTAGCCAAGCTAAATATGCAATGCCTAGCGACTATGCGCGGATGGTAGATAAAACTCAATACAACAAATCAAACCGTTGGTCAATTATTGGCCCTAAAGATGCCCAAGAGTGGCAATGGCTTAAAGCAAGCTATGTCACGACAGGCCCTCGTATGCGCTTTAGAATGATGGGCAACAAGTTCACTATCTGGCCTGCGCCTACCGCAGTGCTAGTGATGGGCTTTGAGTACGTTTCTAACGCATGGGTTGTAGCGGCAGATGGAACACTTAAATCACGCTTAACGGTTGATACAGATACAACACTATTTCCTGACCGCGTAATGGTGCTTGGTACAAAGCTTAAGCTATTTGAGATTAAAGGCTTTGACACCACCGCAGTGCTTCAGGATTACACTCGTGAGCTGGAGAAATGGAAAGCAGCGGAGAGCGGCGCAGATACGCTGTCCCTCGCGCCACGCTATCCAAATATACTACTCACCCAGAACAATATACCGGATACGGGTTATGGCAACACTACGTCTTAAGGTGCAATATGGACGCCGTTAGATTAGCTCAACTTTTACGTCAAATACCTGAAGACAACCCCAAAGGGTATGATGAGGCAGGCTATGTCGCCAAATACGGTGTTCCTGCACCTTATAACAGCTTGCAAGATTATCAAGACGCAACAGGGCGGCACTTAAACGATGAGTTTAAAATGCCAAATCACCAAACGTTTTCTAGCGGGTCTATTTATAGCGCCCCAGATATGCTTGGGGGTAATTGGCAAAAAGGCGGCGCAGATGAAAATTTATGGAATTATCAACCTTCTGATACTAATTTTAGACAACAATCGCCTGATGACATGGCAAACTATTTTGCCACTAGAGAAGCTAAAAAGACATTTGTTACCTTGCCTGACGGCAGAATTGTAGAAGGTTCACTGTAATGCTACGTCCTAAACGCCAAACAGCCAACACCGTCACTGTTACCGCGCCAATTGGCGGGTGGAACGCGGTCAATCAGTTAGCTTCAATGTCGCCTAATGAGGCGGTCATTATCGACAACTGGTTTTGCTTACCTACTGAATTGCAGTCACGCAAAGGCTACACATTGTGGTCAAGTGGCATAGCGGGCGATATTGAGTCGTTTATCACCTATGACGGGCAAGACGGCGTAGCACACACCTTTGCCGTTGCAGACGACGCTGGCGATTGCAGTGTGTGGGACGTAACAGCGCAAACACCTACCGCACCAACTGAAGTGGTAACAGGGCTTGCTAATGCTCGCTGGCATTTTGGTCAAGTATCAACGTCAGGCGGTACATTTACGCTTGCCGTGAATGGCGAAGACTATATGCTTCTCTATGATGGCTCGGCATGGCAACAAGTCACTGGCACATCGACACCCTACGCTATCACAGGCGTTGACACTAGCCTTCTTGTTGACGTATTAGTACATCACCGCAGAGCGTGGTTTGTCCAAAAAGACAGCATGAAATGTTGGTATTTAGCCACTGATGCTATTGCTGGCGCAGCCACATCTTTTGACTTCGCGCCATTGTTTATCAATGGCGGCAGTATCGCTAAGATTGAAACATGGACGCTGGACGCCGGTAACGGTATGGATGACTATTTTGTCGTCATCACTACGGCTGGTGAGATTGCCGTCTATAGCGGAACAAACCCTGCGTCAGCCGATACATGGTCACTTAACGGCGTGTACTATGGCGGCTCACCTGTAGGGCGTAATTGCACAATTAAATTTGGCGGCGACGTATTACTGTTAAATAAGGACGGACTAGTCCCTTTGTCGCAATGGCTAATGTCTAGCCGTGTTAACGTCAAAACATCTATTACAAACAAAATACAACAACGAATTACTGATGCGACCACGCTATACGCAGATAATTACGGTTGGCAAGTAATTTTAAACCCACCTAACAATATGCTGTTTATTAACGTACCGGTTAGCGCAACGCAGTTTGACCAATACGTCATGAATACGATTAGCGGGGCATGGTCACGATTTACAGGTGTTAACGCAACTTGTTGGACGTTTATTAACAACATCCTGTACTTTGGTCAAGGCGGCAAAGTCTTTAAATTTTGGGACGGGCCAACTGATGATGGCGAAGTCATCAATACCGACCTTTTACCTGCTTTTTCTGCCTTTGGCAGTCAAAGTCAGATTAAGCGTTGGACGATGGCTAAAGTGTCAATGGGCTACGATTATGCGTTTG